GTGTTGTGCCGCCCTGAGGCCCAATGATCTGTGCATATTTTTCATAACTTTCACCCAGCATCTGCTTGGCCCAGGCCAGGGTGTAGCTGCGTATCCAGGGCTTAATAAACGTGTCCTGCAACAATTCATCCTCACTGCGCTTCTTGTAGACCCACAGCAACACGGGCTCGCCGCCGGTGGGCTTGCGTATGATTTGCAGTTTCTTGGTGACGTTGTTGAAGGTAAATTGAATATAAGCGCCAAACATGCGCCCTGCCAGTTTGATGTAGTCGTTGAACAGTTCGTAGGTCAATAGTCCCGCTGTGTATCCGCCGCCCGCGCCTGCTTGCAACAAATACAAATTGGTATAGGCCAAACTAAAGGGATCTATGCTGGTGCCGCCATTGGTTTCACCTAATCCTCGGCGGAATATCTGTCTCACACTGATGATTTCCGGTGGCAAGAAATACACGCTTTCCTCGTTGACCAATTCCAGGAAGATGTAGGCTTCTTCCTGTGCATTGCCGGCTATCTGTTCATAACGTTCAAAAGCCAGTGTGGCTGCGAGCTCGTAATCTTCTGCTTCCAATTCACGTTCAATCATGCTGCTACCCAGCATGCGCTTGACTTGTTCAATCAATTCAACTCTTAGTACACCGGCCATGTTGTATCTCCTGGTGATATTTAGCTATCAGATGCTGAGACTCCATTGTCCGGGCCTATACAAGCCACTGAGGAAATTTTGCCACTGATTATTTGACCACTGCAAATACTTGCTGCTGTATTCGTTGAAAACCCATTGCGTGGTGTTTTGGTTTTCCGCGGGATTCCAGGCTACGAACCACACACCGCCATCATATTCCACAATGCAATCAGCCGGTGCTGCCAGTGTGCCCCAAGACACATTGTCTTGAGCCATGTCGGCTGTGAGCAAATATCTCTGTCCAGTTGCAGCGGCAGCAAGGCCAGCACCGGGCCCGGTTTTCTCGGGATTCACCACTGCATCAATATTGGCAATCTGCATGCCGGGTATAGAGGCAGTATCGATGCGCCAGATCATTTGATTTTGGTTGTTGACATCGTAGTCCAGGTATCCCACAACACCAACACCGCTCGCTGATACATCATCACTCAGGCGAACTTTCAGTTTGCTGCCTGCTGTGTTGTATTGTGAATAGCTCTTGAAGTTTCCATATGCCTGCAACAAACGCCACCATGCAAAGTTTCCGCCGGGGTAGCTGGCAGGCAGTCCCAAACTACTCAGGACCCCAGGTGTTATTTCTGTGAATGTCATGTTGAGGTTGGTGTAGTTGACAAACTGTGGTTGACTGCCGTTGAACAACATGCAGGTGTAACCGTCGGGAGTTTGAGCGTTGAAACCTGCGGTTGCCACAGCAACATTGCTGTTGGTCACTGTGCATTCGTGACCATTCCAGGTGAATTGATCCCCATCAGTGAGCACAGGATTGGCCGTGCCCCACAACACAGTGGCATTTTGGTCTGGATCGGTCAACTGCCCTGCTGCTGTGGTCAGTTGCAGTTTGATCTGTCCTGTCTCACTGATGACGTTGATGCCGTGATCGCCGGGCTCGGTAAAGATGCGTGTCAAAAATTCTCCGCTTTCCCAGTTGGTATTTTGCACATCTTGACTTTCTGTGACATCAACAATGTTGGTAATGATTTCGTTTATAATGGCCTGACGTTTTACTTTGGCTGGTGGGTTTATCCACACCGGAACCTTGAATGTCATGGACATTACATCTATGGGGTTGTCCGTGCCCTGCGGAATGCTACGACTGGTCCAGGTGATGCTATCCTGCATCTCCAACAAGCTCAATACACTCCAATCCAAGGGGTTTACACTGGTTTGAATGTCAATGCTGGGATTATACAACACCAAGATTTGTTCAGCGAGCTGTTCTTTCTGATCCAAGTTATTGGTCCAGATGTCCACTTGCACTGTGATGTCGTAGGGCACAGGCATATAACGCTGCACGGTGTATCGGTTTCCAATGTCATTGCCATACTGTTGTGTTTCGGCATCATAATTTCGCTCGTTTACTTGAATCCTGTCCACAAAGGTAGGATCTTGTCGCCGAGAACTGTTCATGGTGATGCCGGTTATATAACATGTGATAAAGGGGCAGCTCAATACTTTGTTTTCACTGCCCCCTCTCACTACGTTCTCGGCAATACGACTTGGGTCGCCATATCTACAGGGCACACGAACTAGTTCACCGGTGCCATACTTGATGTAAAAGTTACTAAAGGCACGGATAATTTGCAATCGATAGTTACGTATTTGGCCGCTGTAGAAATATTCCATGTTACTGTGTGATTACCGCATAACAATGATGTGTGCGCTTGGTGCGGTCTTCTAGTCCAATGGTTCCGCCATTAATCAGCTTGGTCAGATGCACAATGTCTCCTGCGTCCGCAGCATCATTGCAATGATGCTTGGTCCAATACCAACATGCACTGGCCACAGCACCTTCTGGCTGTGCCAACATGTCGGGATTTTCCACCAAACGGTCATCGCCAAACACATCTTGACTGCATTGGCGATAGTTGTCTTTGCCGGTGAGTTGGATCAAGCCGCGCCCGTGATAGCGATATCCGTCGCCTGTTTCTTCTGGACCGTTGCCCATGCGGTTTCCATACACACGGTTGGCAATCTTTTCAGGTTGCTTTTGATACTCCAACGCCATTTCGTCAGTGGGGAAATAGTGTGGAAATACACCACGCAGACCTTTGGCACTGTAGAACAGGTCCTCTTGTATTTCACGCAAGTCTCCGCTCTCATGTCCACACTGTGCCAGGAACGCAGCCATGCGGTTAGGGGTGGTGATTTCAAATTTCTCCATGTATGCAACAATCATGTCATACCATTCACCAATGTTGTGACCGGGAATACATGCCGCCAGTTGTTCTTGTGTTATCATGTTGATATTTCCTTGTTATATTATGTCAGGATCCAAGCGTGATGGAATCACATCTCGGAGGTTTTGTTTCTCAGGCTGTTGAGTGCCATCTGTCAATGTGGTTATGGCGTCATTATTAATGAATGTGGCAAGCAAGCGGTTTGCAGGCAGCCACGGCGCTCTCCAATTTGCTTCTGTTCTCACCCAACGGTCTGTAGTTCTCTTATAAAGCAAAGCCGGGGAGTAGTCGATTCTCAGGAAGTAGTCGCCCTGTTTGGGCATGCTGGGCCAGGTTATGCCTTGGTCCACAGGCTTACTTTGGTTGGGAGGAATACCATCACCAGCCCAGATGGTAACAGGCGCGTCCAAATCACCTTGCAGCACATAGAACTGAGCTCCTTGTAGATTTCTCCAGGGCACAGCAGCAGTGGCCAAATTCAGGATTTGGTCGTTTATTGCCAGTTCAGCACCGCGCGTGCTGAGTTCACTGCCCACAGTGGCAACGTTGCCACTGTTGTCAAGGACTTCGTTACCCAAACTGTCTAGTATGGGCGCATTCATAATATCTTTATACTCTTGCGTGTCTGTTATGGGATTGCATTTTACACGCCACAGATGGGGCCACCAACTTGGGCCATATCCTTCCGCTGGACGTGTACCTTCCTGCACAACATAATACTTGCTGATAGCAGCAACCGTTCCTGTAACTAGGTCATCTCGTTGATTGAGAACTTCAATAACGTCGCCTGCTGTGATGCGTCGACCAAAGCGTTCCACCATGGTGTTGAGATGAAAAGTTATAAACAACGTGTCATTACTGAGAAATAGACCAAACTGCCGTAGGTCAAACTCGCTGTCGCTTATTTGATAGTGCCCGCGCAGGCTCCACACGTCAGGGTCATATTTTCTGTCGCGTATTTCCATGTTGACTACGTCTTGGATGGTCATGCCAAACGGATCGTCGCCCGACATATCCAAGCTCACTGAGCTATTTGTGCTGGCATTGAGATCGGGTCCCAGATACTTGTGGACATAGAACTCCACCCCGCCCACTTGATATTGCTGTGCAATTATCTTGTCGGTGAATTGGTAGTCCTTTCCCTTTGTGCCTAAACCACGCCACAGGCTGAGCTTTGCCATATTGAATCCTTGTGTATGCGTGTGTATTTATAGATGCTCTGAGTGCTAAAACATTTTCATGATGGCTGTGCCATGGTTGATCATTTTGTTTTTGGTTTCCTCGGCTTTGGCTTGTGCCTCGGGGCTGGCTGCTTTGTCAAATTTAGTGCTGTTCACAGCAACATCCAGTTTAGCCAGGTAGTGTTTTTTGAACTCTGCAATGAATTCGGCGTAATCTTTAATGTGACGGAGATTGAAATGCCCATACATGCGGTTTGCTTGGAAGCTGCGTGCCAGCCCTTTGATTACATCGACCAAACGCTGTGCTGTGATGTTTTCAGGATCTATGCCAGGGTTGGATTGCAGTAGAGGATCAACAACAATTTTTTTGACATCTTGCTGGGGATATATCTTCTTGTAGAGTTCCACAAGAATATCCAGACCAAATCTTTCAATGTCACTGCTCAGCATTTCCAGCGTGTCATACTTGCGACTTTTGGCAAACGGCACAGCCTCGCCATCTTTGACTTTGATTTGAGCACCGCTGCTTTGGATGCTGATGTGCATGATTTCACCCAGGGTGCTAAACAGGTTGCCATACATGGCGCCTTTTACCTTGTGAGCCGGAGTCATGCGATATCTTGCCCAGTTAGCCAGGGCGGCCGGCGTCCAAATCATGTCTACTTGCACATACTGATCAGCTGATATCTGAAATATAATATGCCCAGCACTGGGCTTGCCTTGATCATAAACGTAACTGGGTTGTGTTTCCGCAATAAATTTATCAGCCATGGTGTTCCATTGGCTGGCCAACTGGCTCACAGATTGGCTATTATCCTGCACAGGTGCAATCATTTGCAAATCAATATCCCCGTATGTGGCATCGGCTGCATCTCGGCCATGCCAGGCTGTGCTGCCCAAGGGGTGGCCCATTTCCACAGTGGGTTGGCTGTGGCTTGCCAACCAACGATTAAAATCCTCTGTAAACTTTTTCACCACAGCCAATGCCTGGCGAACCACTTGCGGTGTTATTATAGTGCCCTGTGTAACAACATCACTCCATCCCCCTTCTTGTAATGCAGGAGCAAGTATTTCTGATATTTTCATAAGCTGTTCCTATTTCACTACATTACAAACTGAAATCTGCATAGGCGGGCTTCTCATCCACAGCGGGCTTGTTGGCTCCATACTTAAAGCTGATCTTGCCGGATACTCTGTTGCTACAGTAGTTTTTACCGGCGTCCAAATACACCGAGCCATCAAATGTCGCTGGGTAGATGCTCTTGAAGCCTGTGATGTGAACATCATTCTTTACTACCTTTGCCGTGGTGTAAACTTGCAAGATGCTGGCTTGGTTCAAGAATGCCAAGCATCCTTCGCCAAATTCTGGAACTTGATTCACATGAGCACTGACTTTCTTGGCTAAGTTTGCCAACAGCACATATCCAAAACGATATCCTGACACTTCTGGCCGGCTGCCGTATTCATTAAACAATTTCTGCGCCGCAGTGCTGAGCTTGCTGACATCTGCTTGATCCACTGTGACCAAACGGCGTATTTCGGTGGCAAGAGCATCATCACACATGCCGAATCTTTGACCCAGTTTTATAGGTCCTTCAACGGCACTATTGCCGTTGATTATTTCAATGATTTCAACCACATTGGTGTAGTTGTCCATGAGGTCTGTTTTTCCCGACCTGCGTGCCTTTTCAATGGCACTCCAGATGTTGCCACTACTGGCATTGGCCCCTTTGTTACCCTTGCTGCTGATACCCAGGGTGTTGCCGCGTGGTGCAATAAACACACTGTCAATCAAATTGGTATTTTTGGATTGTGGCCAAACTACACTACACTGGTTCCAGTCCATGCCCAAACACTCTTCTCGAGCTTTGTCTGCATCTCCCTTGACCATGCCTTGAATCAAGGCAATGGGCTGCATGATCTCACCCAAATAATCACGTATGGCTTCCATGTTGCTTGCCTGATCCCGGAACACTGGCAGGGACCCAGCTATCAGTTGCGAAAATCCATCCAATATTGTTTTATCTGACATGCGCATGGTAACTCGAGACATGATTTCTTCTATACCGGAGAACTTTTTATCTGTACCGATCAAATCTTGTGGAGTCAAACCAGTGCGCATCTTTGTTGCTGATTTGGTTTGCAGGGTCCAGGTGCCTGGCGTTTCTTTGTTCGACCAACTGCTAATTACATTGTTGGGAACCGCACGATAGTGGCGTCCCCACAGCATAGTATCGCCGTTATCCAAGGTAAACTGGGCAATGGCAAATGCCAGATTGTGAACACCATGGGCATTTACCCACAGTATTTTGAGGCCAGTTTCTTTTTCTAGGTGTTTTTTAGCGGCATCGCATGCTTGAATGTCAGCATATGATTTTTCACCCTCGGGATACATCATGATTTTTTCAAATCGGGCTTTTTCACCATTGTCATCTGTGAATGTATCGCCAACCTTTCTGCCGAATAAACCCTTGCTCTCAGTGAGTGGTTCTATGATTTCCTGGATTTTCATCTGCGAGCATTTCCCTGCATAATTGTTTCTGAGACAACTGTGGCCAGGAGGCGCTGCAATCTCTGTGCTTCTTCTTGCCCCTTGGGGTCATCTTTCAATGTGGTGTATAG